GATCAGTACCTTGTGTTGAACGATACCGCTGCCGCAAGCACTAACTCTAATTATTGGCAATCAGTTGGGGCATCGCTTTTAACGTTTGGGGATAGTTCCGCAGTAAATCAAAGTAGCAGAGATTTTATAGCCTACTGTTTCAATTCAGTAGAAGGCTACAGCAAGGTAGGTAGTTACACCGGTAATGGCAACGCTGATGGCACATTTATTTACACAGGTTTTCGTCCTGCTTATGCATTTTTTAAATGCACTTCTGTTTCTTCAACTGCTTGGAATATACTTGATACAACTAGAGAAGATGATGGAAATACCATGTCAGAAATGTTACAAGCAAACAGTACCATTGCTGAATTTACATCTGGCTCAAATATAACTGACTTTTTAAGTAATGGAATTAAATTGAGAGGAACATCTAGCGCTACTAATGGTAGTGGTAATACTTATATCTACTTAGCATTCGCAGAATCACCATTCAAATACTCTAACGCGAGGTAATTATGTGGTACTCAGAAACATTTGGAACAATTAAAACGCCTCGTGCGCTAACAATAGATTCTATCCAGCACCCTGCAAACATATTCAGGGCATGGTCTAAGGCAGAACTACTAGCAGTAGGCATCGCTCCTGCTCGTGTAGACGCTCCTGACAGCCGCTACTACAACACTGGTAGAGAGTCCTACTCTTTTGCTAACGGCGAGTGGGTGATCTCCTACGAGTCCACAGAGAAGGATGTAGAGGTATTGAAGGCTGGGGTCACAGAAAAGATCAGCGCCAATGTAGGCTCGCTCCTATCCTCTTCTGACTGGCGAGTAATCAGAGAGGCTGACGGTGGTACTGCTATGTCTGATGAGTGGCGTACATATCGTAATGAGATTAGAGCGCATGGTAACAGTCTGGAGTCTGGAGTAGAGGCGTTCGCATCTATGAGAGCGGTCTACAACTTCCAGAACCATCCGATACAGGAAGAGCGATACCTGTCCACTTACGATGACGAAGGCGTAGAAACTATTGGCCCCGAAACTGAAATCATTGACAGGACTGTAGACAAAACTAATTGGGGATGGCCTGAAGCACCTGATGCAGAGGTTGATCCTTACCACGTTCGGTACGTTTAATGGCTTTAATCGCAATGGAAAATGTCGGGGAGCTTGGCATTTGGAAAGACATCCCCCCATCGCTATTGCCGCAAAATGCCTGGAGTGATGGCAATAATGTCAGAGCTTGGCATGGGTCAATCGAGAAGACCCCAGGTTACGCCGAAGTCATGGCGACCTGTCCGGTAGCTCCTTATTACATTACCTACCTGGAGGCGGGGACCTCCAAGTATTTTATCGTCGGTGGACTTGCCAAGATATACGTCCACAACGGAACGTCTTGGACAAACATCACCAGGCAGACCGCCGGATCTGATGTGGACTACTCTGCTACCGCAGCAGAAGGTTGGTCCTCAACAGTGTTGGGCGGCGTTCTCATCATGGCTAACCCGGCTGACGACCCTCAGTTCTGGGCGCTGACATCAGGTCTGCCCGTGACCTCTACGAAAATGGCTGACCTTACGAACTGGCCAGCTTCGACCGAATGTAAGGTTATCAAAGCATTCAAGTCGTTTCTTGTCGCAATAAACGTCACAAAGTCCAGCGTCAATTACCCGGTGGTGGTGAAGTGGTCTACAGAGGCCGCTACACAAACTGTCCCAGCCTCATGGGATGAATCGAGTTCCACAAATGACTCTGGGGAATATCCTCTGAATGACTCCAGCGGAGAAATTATCCGCGACGGACTACAGCTCGGAGATACGTTTCAGATTTACTTATCTGGCTCGGTCTACCAGATGAGTTATGTCGGGACACCGTTTATTTTCTCCTTCCGAAAGGTTGCTCCAATCGGCATCATGGCGAAAAACTGTGTATCCGAATTTCCAGGCGGTCACTTCATTCTTGGTGTAGACGATCTCTACATAAACGACGGTCAGCGCGTAACACCGATACTTCCAACAGAACTGAAGGATTGGATGTTCAACGTGATCGACGGCGAATACGCTGATCGCTCGTTCGTTGTAACAGATTACGGTAGGAACGAGATCCTGGCCTGTTTTGTCAGTGCTGACTCCGCGAACAACCAGATCGACAAAGCGGTGGTTTTCAACTACACCACGAAAACATTCACGATCCGCGATCTCCCAGAACTGTCGCACATCACGCCTGGGGTGGTTGATAACCCTCTTTCCTTTAGCACCTGGGCTGCGGCATCTGTGGCTTGGGATGCCGCTACTGGCCGCTGGGCCATGTCTTTTGACAAGTTCGAGGACGTACTTGTATTTGCCTCGCCTGTAACGACCAAAATCTTTCGAGACAATAGTGGCAACAAGGAAGATACCGCGGACATGACTGCCTTTATCGAAAGGACAGGTATGACAATGACGGCAGAAGGTTCGCCAGATCAAACAACGGTTAAACGGATCAAGGCAATCTGGCCGAAGATGGAAGTGCTGAACGCTGACACAGTTAATCTGTATGTTGGTACTCAGATGTCCACTGAGGAGGCGGTGTCTTGGAAAGGACCGTTCAGTTTCAACCCGGATACGATGTCTAAAGTCTCATGTCGTGCGACCGGGAAATTTTACGGTGTAAAGATTGAATCAACTGGTGATACCCATTGGAAACTTTCGGGTCTTGCATTTGAATTAGAGAACGCTGGTCGCAGGGGTAGCCGTGGCTATAGCTGATTCCAAAAAGTGGAAATCAGTTACCCGGTATCAGCCAGGGCCGCCACCTCTAAACCCCCAGGACATTCCGATTTACCTCACAAACGAGCTTAACCGGATAGGTGAAGTTATCTTCAACCTCTCAAATCTCAGACTCGAGGAGGCGTTTGTAGTACCAGACAAACCCCGTAATGGACAGTTGGAATACGCTGACGGCACAGATTGGAATCCGGGAGCTGGTGTGGGGATCTATTGGTTTAACGGCTCAAGTTGGACGAAATTGTAGTTTCGGTAATTGCGCCGGATGAGGTAAACGGACTCTGGCCCCACGTTTCTGACTTACTGGAAAAAGCGCAGCCCCATTCTGAGGGGGAGATAAGTACGGAAGATTTCTTTTCTCTCCTTGTTTCGGGTCAGATGCATCTCTGGGTTGCGATAGAAAAAAAACAGGTAATCGCCGCGATGGTGACACAGGTTATTTCGTACCCGCAAAAGAAAGTTCTCCGCGTTATCGCAATCGGCGGCAGCGCCATGAATAGATGGTTTTCCTTCCTTCCCAGACTCGAGGAGTTTGCTCTCAACCTTGGTTGTGACTCTCTCGAAGCCTGGGGTAGAAAAGGATGGAAAAAGATACTCACTGATTGGAGTGATAGTTATATCGTGTACACGAAAAAATTGAGGAAGCAATAATGGCTGGTGGATTAATTACTGGGGGCGGTGGCGACGCTTGGTCAAAAGACCATGAGGCAATTCTTGAACACGCTAAAGGGCTGGGCTATAGTAGGCACAGTGGTAAAAGTTACCCTTCTGTAGATTCTCCCAAGGCAGAATGGGTTTCTTGGGCAGATGGATTTAATGCCTGGAAGGATTCGGAGAGGGGAAAGTCAACGCCGATCTGGGCTACTGACCCCGGCGATACCGCTCCATCCCCACCTTCTAGCAGCGGCAGCAGCAAAGCATCAGCACCTTACGCCTCTAACCCATACTACCCCCAACTGGTACAGAATTACGAAAGACCTGGCCTTTTGGATTGGGCTAGATATATGCCAGAGGGTGGTATGTTTGGACACGAACAGTATCAAGTGGCGACTAACCCCAACAATATCGCCAGCAATATCTTTGATTATCAACCTCCTCGTATTCACGCAGGGGGTTACGGAGGCGGTGGGTCCATTGGAAGGTCCCCAGCAGGGGCTTACGGAGTCGGTGGAGGGCCCCCAGGAAGTGGAGGCATCCCAACCACCCCAATAACCACTGCTGCAACAGGTGGCGGCGAGCCAACAAGTCAGTGGGTTCCAGAAACTCCCATGACAATGAGTCCCAACCTGAATTCGTTTCTTGGTAATGTTGGGGCAGGCAAGGCTGACACACTCGGAGGCCTGCTCGATATAGCAACTGGCGCATCTGTTTTCACTCCGGGTGATTATATTCAAGATAAGGCGCAAGGTTCGGTGCGAGATTACGCTATCCAAAATCTAGTGAAGGAAACACCTTCGCTACAGGATAGTTTCGACATGATGAGTACATTAAACCTGACGCCCTTTACCCCGACAGAAGCGGAACGCGATAGAGCGCAAAGGAACATCGATGACGCTGTAGCCGCTATGGTAAAGAAAAATCCAGAGGCGGCTAGGGTTATGTATGATGGGGCACAGTTTATTCAGCCGAACGTTTATCCAGAATGGGCGGGATTACAGGAACCGGGTTACGGGGAGGGAGCAAACTAATGAGCGGAGGCGGAACACAAGTAAGCACGGCTAAACAAGAGCCGTGGGAAGAGCAAATTCCGTATTTAACAGCGGGGTTCGAGCAGGCTAAAGGACTGTATAACAAAGGGGCTCCCTCTTATTACGGCAAGGAAACTCTAGCAGGGTTTGACCCCGCGCAGACTGCGGCCCAGACCTCTGCCCTTGGGTATGCGATGGGTCCAAGAGCGGCAGCGCAACAGGCCGGAGCAGAGGACCGTTTGCTCAAGGGTCTGTCAGGACAAATAGACACTGCCACGTTCAACCCCATGATGGACGTACTCGGGCGGCAGATGAAGTCGCAGCTGGAGAGCAATGTTCTCCCTGGCATCCGGCAGAACCTTGTGGAGTATCAGCAGGGTGGCGGCTCACGCGGAGACATTGTTCAAGCCAATGCCATCGCAAGTGCGAACCAGCAAATGCTGAACAAGGCCGCAGAGATGACCTACGGCGCGCAACAAGCCGCCCAGGATCGCGCTCAGAACTATTCCCAGATATACCCATCCATCATGTCAGCGCCATTGGGGAATTACGCTGCTATGGGCGATGTTGGAGCTGCAAGAAGGGCGATGACACAGGAGACGATCAACCGTGACATGGCACGACATCAGTACCAGAGTACAGCTCCACAGCAGGCACTCCAGAACTACATGGGGATGATCCAGGGGAATTATGGGGGTCAGACTACGCAGACAACCCCAGGGCCATCAGGTCTAGAGACGCTCGGGCAAATCGCCAGCATCGCCGGGCCGATGATGGCGGCATCTGACATCCGCATAAAGGAAAACATCGAGTTTGATGGAACCTGGAAAGGCCATAACGTCTACACCTACAACTTCAAAGGCGCTAGCGCCAGAAGCCGTGGCGTAATGGCGCAAGAGGTTGAGATCACCAGGCCGGATGCGGTTACGACTATAGACGGCATCAAGCACGTTAACTACGGAGCATTGTAATGGAAGCCTCTTCTTTCGGCCCACCGCCGTTTTGGAAAAAGAAATTCAACCCTTTCGCCGGTGTCGATCCTGGCCTCGCAGCCGCAGCTGGTGGCCTTGGTGCTGACACGGGGATAGATCCCAGAACCTGGCAACGTGGCCCACAAACTAGTAACCCATTCGCTTGGTTCGATAAGGATTTTCGAGAAGCCCTGGGTGAGGCGTGGACAAACAATGATATGGCAGCCGGGTATCAATCGGCAATGAACCCAGCAGCGCCACCTGGGCAATCATTTGGCAGTCGTACAGTGCAACCGGCACAAAACACACCACAATCACCCTGGGTAAACCCGACAGCATCCTCGGGATACGGGGATGTGTTGGGACACCCAATAGAGGGGTTCCGAAGGAGACCAGGGAGCTTATTCTAAAATGCATTCACCAGCACACGACCCCATAGCTGCAGAGCGCATGAAGTTGCGTATCCAGGCTACCCTGGCTGCCAGACGGAACAGTTTGATGACGATGGGGGGGTCAGACTTCCTGTCACCAGCAGAACAAAAACGCAGAGCTGAAGAAAATCGGGCCGCTTGGAACAAAGCAGAAGAAGTGGTACTGTCACCGGCAGAACAAAAACGATGGGCTGAAGAAGCAGAGGCTGCTTGGAATAAAGCAGAAGAAACTCTTGATCTCAGCGATGTAAAGGCTCAACAGTATTCCCAGTCTCCGTTGTCTTTCGTCAGTAGCCCTTATCAGAGACGGCCACAAACTCGGACAAATCCTAATGCACGATCTGTAAACCCTCATGGCGATCCCGGTTTGTGGGATAGTCTGCTTTACTGGCCCGGCACTACAATCCTATCGTCAGGTCATCAAATGGCTGGTAAAAGAGAGGGTG